CCGCTCACCGTACCACCTTGCACGATTACGCTACCCGCTGCACTGGCTGATATTGCGCTGTCGGCTACGCCTACGAAATTGGTTGCGGTGAGATTTGATTCGTCAAAAGCTACAGGCCGCACAACTGTCGCGTAACCAAGGTAATCGCTTGTTGGTGCATAAGTAAAAACGGCCACTCTATCTGTCGAATTGTAAGCGGCATAAAGCTGCCCACCTAGGCTGCCACCAGGAGTATTAAAAGTTACTTCAGAATCTACAGAAGGGGTTGTCCCACTAACGGAAGCTAATCGATAGACAGCGTTCCCACTTGCGTTTTCGAAAGGTATAACTGTTTTTCCGGCGTTAGAATCAAAAGCTATACCTTTTCCATAATATGGAGCACCAGAACCAACCATTACAGATGTCCCTACTGTTATACTTGTTCCAGAAACTTCACCCGCGACAATTTGTGTATCACCACCACCTGTACGAAACACAACCACGGCTCGATTCGCAGTGGAATCAAAAACAGAAGCAGTTTCATAAGCCTGTGTAGCTTCAAAAGTTACAGCAGAGCCAAAACTTATACTTGTTCCCGAAGTTGTTCCTACAACTACTTTACCTTTGGAACTGTCGTCATTATCTTGGAAAAAAATAACTGAGCGATCAGTAGAAGAGTCATAACATATAGATATGTAGTTTGAACTACCTGACTCGAACACAGTAGCCGTCCCAAAGCTGATACTCGTTCCAGACACAGTTCCGACAGCACCGTAACCATACTGGCTTGCGCTATAATCCATATAAACAACTATAACTTTATCGTTGGTGGTGTCATAAGTTACATTGTTGTAATACACATTACTTGACGCATAAACCGCTTCAGAACCGAATGAAATACTTGTTCCTGAAACCGATCCCACGATAGCCGTTCCGTAGTTGCTGTTACTTTCGTCTTTATACACAGTCACAGTTTGTGAGGTATCAGGATCGTAAGTGGCATTTATATAAGTAGTCGTACCGCTATTAAAAACAATGGGAGTTCCATAGCTAATACTAGTCCCACTAGTTGTCGCTACGACGGCAGTTCCGTATCGGCTATTACCCTGATCTTCATAAAAAATAACCATTTTGTTATTAGCAGAATCATAGACAATAGCTGGATAGTACACATAACCAGTAGCGCCCGTACCTCCAAAACTTGTTGCTGTACCACCCGCCACTGGATTACTTGTTAAAGTTATACCCGACACCGTACCATCGCTATTAAGTACTACTGGCGCTTTTGAAGAGATACCGCTGCCGCTGTCAGTGAAGGTCAGTTGTTTTGCCGCTGCCCCTGCGGGGAGTAGATCAGATAAATTGCTCACGATGTATACTCCAGATTTAAAACGGTGGCTGACAAGGCTTTACCCGCTTTGACGCTGCTGCTGACAGTCGATATTGTCCCGTCATCCTGAACGTAATAATCGCTTGCAGGAGTTAACGAACTCAAACCTGTCGAAGCTATACCGCCTTTGATTGTTATGTTTCCACTGGCTGCGCTTGAGATGGCTTCGTCTGATATGCCGAGGAAGTTAGATGCGGTGACATTTGTCACAGGCATAGTGTAAGTTTGTGCATACCCATCATTAGCAACAAAGTTGCCACTTGTTTGACTACCGTATACGGCTATATAAGTTCTACCTGTCCCTGTTGGGCCTGCTGTTAAGTCCTGAAACGTATTCGTGGTGTCACTGTATAAATCAGTGGCGCTGACACTAATGGTAGGGGTAGTTCCAGAAAGAACGAGGTACTGAGAAGGAGTGCTAGTGCTTGAAAAAGAAAGAGTCACAAGTGTTTGAGCTGCATCACTATTATATTGAGATTTTAAAGAATAAAGTTGATTGGCAACACTCGCGCTTTTTAAGACAACAGCCGACCCTACCTGAGTAACAGCGTTATTTGTCCCTGTAAATGTGCAAGCCTGAACGGTTGGATAAGTACTCCCATTTTCCGCAAAAACCATAATTGTTTCAGCACTTGCATCATAAGCGATACTTTTTGCTTCTGAACGAGTAAGATTAGTTATATTGGTATTTGATTGAACTGTTGGAGTAGTTCCTGCGTTGTCTTCTATTACGCTACAAACTACACCCCCTGAAGAGTTGTGTGTTTGTACTAAATATCGGCTTTTCTCTGCAACATAAATAGCGGGGTATTGCGAATAATAACCGCCGTTAGAATTAACTGCTACCCTACTTTGGTAAGTGACACTTGAACCAGATATAGTACCTTTTATAACATTTGCTTCGTTAAACGGGTAGTATTCAAAAAAAACCATAAAAGTGCCGTTGTTATCGGATGCAACAGATGGCAACAAAGAATAGTAGTCAAGTTGAGTACCGGCATCTACCCAAGTAACCGTACCCGATGAAAAAGTTAAAAGAGCAGCACGTACAGAACGAGAGGCATATCCAGTTCCATCTTCCCAAACAATAATGCCTTTCTGTTCAGAGCTGTCATAAGCTACGTCAATATTTAAACCTGCGGCGGTGGAACAGGCTACTGTAGAATTTACAGCAGAGGTAAAGCTCCAAGACGTGCCATTGTAAGTTCCTGAAGAATACCAAATTTGCGAGCCATAATGCCAAAAAAAGTAAACCCTATCTTGATCCGGATTGTATACGGCTCTTACAGAAGAGGTGTCGGTAGTAGAAGAAGTGCTTGAACTATAGTCATTAAACTCACCCTCAACTGAATCAAGTGCAGCGGCGCTCAAACCTACCTCACTCACTGTCCCATCGCTATTCAAGACAACAGGCTTACCCGACGAGGTGACGTTACCGCTGGCTGTAAAACTAACTTGCTTACCTGCACCCGCAGGAAAAAGATCAGAGAGATTCGTCATCCTGTATAGTCCTTGATGTTAATTTGTGTGGCAGTGATTGCTTTACCAATGAGTTGTGCAGGGCTTGTGCTTGTCGTAGATATTGTCCCATCAATCTGAACGTAGTAATCAGAACCAATCGTGAGACTTGTCTGTACCTCATTACGACTACCCCAAGTGTTTATCGTGCCTGTCGCTGTGTCGCTTATTGCGCCAGAGGCAATACCTAGAAGGTTGGTTGATGTTAGGTTTGTGTTGTCATAAGCAAAGTAACCGGCTATAGCATTACTAGCGTAAGGGCTATACGCTTCATAACCCGCATTGACTAAAACTTGTTGATCAGGGTCATAAACAGCTATGTTATGGTTCCACTGACCAGCTGTATCAAGATCAGTAACACTCCCCCAAGTTATCCCCCCTGCCGTTGTGGTAACAGGGATTACGCAAAATCTAGTCGTAGTTTGGTTTCTAAAAAATACCCCGTGTTTTTCTGCTCTTACATCAAAAGCCGAAGTTATATTTGTAGCCGTCAATCCCGAATCACTAGCAGTTCCGTCTGCGGAAATGGTAGAAGCATCTGTAATAGCAACGATAATTGCTTTTAAAGCAGAAGCAGACGTACTGTAAGTAACTAGACTTTTTTGCAAAACAGAATCATAACTTATGGTAATCCAATCAGAGTTTTCAGCAGCAAAAGTGACTGCTGTGCCAACAGTAACCGTTGTGCCACTTATCCCAACTACATTTCCCGCGACTACATTAGCACTGTTATTTACATAAGCAAATGCAATAAGTTGTTTGTTTTCGTCATACACACTATCGTTAACATAAGTTCCAGTGCTTGCAACTGTCACAACAGAACCAAAAGAAGGTGTAGTTCCTGATATACTTACAGCTTTAGCGACAGGATAACCCGAAGTTCCTCCTCCAGGACTGCGATAAAAAACAACAGATTTAGATTCTGGAGGTAAGTAACATACGTTTATACGATAAGTGTTGCCACCCGTTTCAAAACTAGCTCGCGTTCCGAAAGAAATTGAAGTTCCTGAAACTTCTCCTACAATACCATAACCATAATTACTGGTTGATCTGTAGCAGTTAATTACTTTTCCTTGACTAGCATCAAAAGCACAAGAATGATGTGATGTCGAAGAAGAATCAAAAACCACTGGTGTTCCGAAAGAAATTGAAGTTCCCGAAATCGTTGCTACAATAGCGGTTCCATAATCGCTATTTCCTTCATCTCGATAGCAAATAACGATTTTATCGTTTGCCGTGTCATAACATATGCCACTGTAAGAAGCCGTACCGCTGTCAAACTCTACTGCACTTCCAAAAGTTTGACCAACGGATGAACCACTAACAGCCGCAGCCTTCCCATCACTGGTAAGAATAACGGGCGCACCAGAACTGATATTGCCGTCGGCTACAAAGTCTGTGTTGTTTTGACCGCCACCTGCGGGCAGCAGATCGGCTAAATTCGTCATTTATACACTCCAACCAATAGTTCCATCAATGTAGGTCATTGTTATTTCAGCGAAGTTCTTGTCAAACGTCAGGTCGGTAGCTGAACTGGCTATGTTGCTACCGTTACGGGCTACCGCAAAACTTGTAGTGGCAGCGGCTCCGGTCCCATCCTTCACGATGACAAAGTCACCCGCCGATGGACTAGCCGGTAAAGTAATCGTAATGCTACCTGCTGTCGCTACAATAAACTGCCCTGCTGTAGCGGCTAAGTTGACACCTGTCAAAGTAGGATCGGGTTGTCCACTCGGTGCAGAAGAGGCCCATGCAGAACCTGTGCTTTTAAGTACGTTGCCAGAAGTACCAGGAGACACACTACTAATGGCAGATGTACCACTACCGATTAAAACGGCATTAGAGGTAAGTGACGTTGCGCCTGTGCCGCCATTTGCCACTGGCAACGTACCTGTGACTGCTGCCGCTAAATCCACATTGGCTAATGTGCCGCCCAGTGTTAAGTCGCCAGAAGAAGTAACCGTACCAGTTAGAGTCAAACCGTTGACCGTACCTGTACCGCCTACTGAAGTCACAGTACCATCGCCTACATCTACAAATTGTAGAGCGTCGTTTACAGCACCTGTAGCACCTGCACCGTCGGTATACAAGATAACCGCTTTACCCGTAGCAATCGTAACTTCGTTACCAGAGCCTTGCTTGATGTTAATCGACTGAGCACCGCTCGTAGCGTTTTCAACAATCCACATCTTTGAAACCGTATTAGGTGCTAATGTCACCGTGCGAGTAGTAGTTAAACTTACCGCTGATGTGATTTTAAGATAAAAGGCACGGGTTGAATCCGAAGCCCCATCTGCCATAGTAAAGGTCTCATTACTATCAGCAGCCATTTGTTTTGTACCATAACCAAGGCCCTGACCAATTAGTTCAAGGTTGGTGTTGGTTGACGTACCCCAAGTGCCACTTTCATCGCCTGTGGCAATCTCTTTTAATCTCAAATTATTAACATAAGTTGCCATTTCAAATCCTCGTTATGCTGCCATTGGAACCCAATTAGGTGTTTGTGACGGCTGAATTTCAATCCACATTGAAGTACCGCCCACGTGTCCCGTTGCCTGTACTCCCGTCAAATTCACTGTAATACTTGTACTTTGCGTTACTGTACCAACTTCTCCGGTAGCTGACACGCCTGTTACACCAAAAATCGCCGGTATACTCGGCGTTACGGCGTTTACATAAGCGGTGGCTTCTACTCCGGTTAGCGTTACATTAGCTGTACCTGTAGTCGTAACGGACCCTACAGCCGTCGTGGCTTCGACGCCATCGACGTTGGCAGTGCCTTGCGCTATGGCAACCACTGAGCCTACAGCAGTTGTAGCCTCTGATCCGGCGCTAGAGTAACCCCAACCGGCATCACCCCAATCGCCTATTCCCCAACCATCCAACGGTATGGTAACGGGAATGCTTCCAACTGCCGTTCCTACACTGGTAGTAGCGGCCACACCTGTCAAATTGACAGTAACGTGAAATACCACGTTGACCAACACCGAACCAACGGCGGTGGTAGCCTCTACTCCTGTCAAAGTTACACTAGAATCACCTGCAAGTGTAACCTGACCAACACCTCCGGTAGCCTCTACTCCTGCGGAGGTTTGCCCCCAGCCATAGGTCGAAGAACCCCAACTGGAAACACCCCATCCTTCTAAGCGGATGGTTACGTCCGTAGCCACTAGGCAATCCTAATAAGCGCCGAACTTGAGTTAAACGTAGGCATTACAACTGCAAAATCACCTGCGCTTGATGACTTGTTTGATCCAAAATCTAAAACCACGACTGCCGGATCGCCTGAAGCTGTATCATTATAGATCAAAGCTCCTCGTGCCGTAATCGTAGAAGTAGACCACGTTTGATCACCGAACTCGGCATAAGCCGTCGTGCCACTAGTCAAAGGATCTACGTTAGTTAAATTTTTACCTGGAGAACTGTAGCCTGTACCTGACACTTCGTTAGACGAAGTATACGCGGTGGTGCTTGCATCCAAGGTAGCAGCGTCTGTATAGAGCGCCATTTTAAAAGTGTTACCTCCAGATAGAGATAAGTTGTGTATGCCCTGCATTAGCTCTTTTTTAAAGCTAGTGCACATATAGTTTCCAGTAAAAGCCATGTCATAATCTCCTAATCAAGTCGGCTAGTTTGGGTTGTCCAGCATCGTTTAACGCATTATAGATTGTAGTTCTGTCACTTTGAATTGCTTCTTTAATGTAATGAGCAATGACTGACTCTATATTTCCTTTAAAAGCATGAGCCTGTTGTTGCAATATAGGGTTAGCTTGGTCCGAAATACTAATAATCCTGTCTACACAGCGCGAAGCTACTTCTTCAGGAGTAAAACCTCGATTTGTCGTAGTATGGACTTCTACTGCTCCGGCAGACATTGTTAAACCATTTGTGATCATGTTTTCTCCCGTATAACCATGCCTGTACGATACTCATCCGTAACTTCTTTAGCTTCACCGTACTGTTTGAGTGCAACTAAAGATTCGGCATAACGCTGCTCATATTCTTGCATTAGACCTGGATCGCCTTTCATATACACGTAAGCTTCAATTAAACAACCGTACAACAAAGTTAATTCTGCATTTTGACTCAACCATGTTTCACCGCTACCTGCCCCCGCTGTCAAGCTTGCAGGACGATAATAGTAATGTAATTCAACAGCATAGCTGCTGTTTGGAGTTGGGCCTATGATAAAAGAACTAACGTCAAAGTTGGCGTAGTATCTAGGCTCTCCCGTAACTGTACGATCAGGGTTAAATTCTTGTATAAAGTTTACGCTTTTAAAATCTAAAAACTTTTTGTCGTTATTAGCGTCAGTAAAAGACAACGAAAAAGGTGCAAGAAAATCAGTAGGTTGTATTAAATACTCGTCACTGGCTGTCATATTTCCTGTGCTGTTTTTACGAAACAAGGTTAACTGCACAGTTTTGAGAATACGTTCTTCTGCCGAACGAATAAAAACAGGCAGATTAGTTACAAAAGACGTTTCCGTATTCTGCGTGTAATCTTGAATTGCTGTTTTAAGTTGATCGTATGTAAACGCCATTATCTATGTCTTCTCGTTTTTTTCGCTATTTTCTTAGGTTGAGCTGAAAATTGTTTGCCAGCTTTAGTATCTTTCCTTTTTTTACGTGTTGTCGCTGCATATTCCTGTGGAGACAACGATTTTATTGCGCTCTTTGGCAAATATCTTTCTCCGGTTTTTGCACTGGGCTTGCCTGATTTTGTGCCCCACTTTTGCTTTGTCCATTTTTTCAAAGACTTTTGCGATTTTTTAAGAGCCATTAATTACGATAACCCCCACCTTTTGCTTTGTATTGCTTTGCCAGCATTTGCGCTTTTCTTGCTGACCATTGACCTGGTTTGCCACCCTTACCACCTGCTTTGATGCGATTAAACATTTGTTTACGCATTCCAGGTTTAGTGTAATTTCCAGCCTCGTTGACGCGGGATTTTTTGACCCCACCGCCTTTGTTCATCCGTAAAGGACACCCTGCACCTAAATTTACTCGACGTTCCATAAGCTTACGGCGTATTCGCCTGTCCTCCCATGCCTGAGTGATTAGTACAATAGTAATACAAGGTAGGCGCACCCACCGCTACTTCTATTTCAGTATACGCTCCAGAGTTGCCTGGAATTCCGTTAACGGTCACACCCGTGGTGTACTCAGTTCCTCCACTCCATGTTCCATCTGAAGTTGCAGAAAATCTCAAAGGGTGTGGGCCATTTGTACTATCTGACTGATCTAGTCTATAGGTAGACCCTTCGTTTAATGTCAGTGTCGCTTGCTGTACGCCATCTATAAAATATTTGTTACCGGAACCCGTGCTCGCCACTGTCACAGCATAAGATGTAATCGGCGTAGCACTTACAGAACCCACCGAGCTTGTGGC